ATAGCATATTCTTCTTTACCAAATTCTACTTTATACTTATAATCTAAATAAGTCATTTTACCCCAAGGAGTATCACGCATAATATTTTTTTGATGTTCAGGAACACAAACATCGGGGTTGCGCTTTTGGAATTTCACTGCATCACATCCAGATAGGGCTGCTACATCAATTAATTTTTTAGCTATATCTAAATCTCCATTATGGTTAATTCCAATTTCTGCTATTATATAAGTTCGTTTCATATTTCTTCTATCCTTTTTGTTTTATCACAAATTAATAAATCATAATGTGGTTTTTCTCCTACACTTAAATGATGATATTTACATTCCCAAGTGGCTAATTGTTCTTTTGTTAAATCAAACCAATCTAATCCAGTAACTGATCCTCTTGCTGTATAATATATGATTTCATTTCCTTCATCATATAATCTATTTATTTTGTCTATATTTTCTTGTATTGGAATTGCCAAAGGGTATTCTCTTACATCTTCATATTTACAAATAGTTTCGTCTATGTCTACAAATATTTTCATTATTGGATTAAATGTTTTACTATTCTTTCTGCCGCCTTTCCATCATTAAAGTCATCAAATAAAGATAATAAATATCCTCTATGATTCCAAACTTTGTTATTCATTCTTTTTACATATTCTAACAGTTTATCAGGAAATAATTCCATTAATTCTTCTTCTGATTTGCCAAAAGATCTCATCCATAATTCTTTAGAATCTTCTATTCCAATATTTGTAGAATTCATTATTCTATTAACATCTATATATTTATTTGGTAAATCTATTTTTTTACTTAAATCAACTATTTCTTTTTTTAATAATAAAGAAGCATGTAGTATAGACATAATACATCCTACATGAATATCACATATATTAAACATAGGCCATATGTGAGATTCTTCTAATATAGGAGTAACACCTTTAATTTTGAATTCTGGAAAGTAATCTTTTTTAAATTTATCTGAAAAAGGTTCACCTGGATATGGTTTTATAAAATATTGGTAATTGGGATTTTCTTTTATATATTTTTCATATTCATTATAAATTGCATTTCTATTTGTATTTTGTAAAGAAAATAATAAAACTTGTTTTTTGTTTGGATCTATTTTATAAAATTGTTTGCAAAAGTCTATTGATTGAGTGTTTGGTGTTAAATTTATATCATATTTAGGATTACCAACTACAATACTCTTTCCTTTAAACCCAACAAGATTTCTTTGATAACTAATATGAACACTATGGTCAAAAAAAACATCAATAAAAGGAACAAATCTATTTCTAGAATGGGTTTCTAGAATTGATTCTATACTATTTAATAACTGTCCATTAGGTTCTACAACACCTACTTTTGAATTCCACTTTTGCTTAAATTCTTGCATTACAAATGCCTCAGGAGGCCATTTTTCTCTATTAATAATAAGCCAATCAGGAATAAAAGGTAAATGGGTATTAAGATGTTCACACCAAACATTTTCACTTTCTTTTACATTTGTAAATTCTTTATAAGATCCTCTATCTGTTTTAGGATCTTTTAATTCTGTGGAAGGGCATACTAATGCATAGTATTTTATGTTTGAATTTTTGCCTAATTCTATTATTAAACTATTTAAACTACTTAAACCTTTAGCATCAGATGCAAAAACTACTACATTCATATTTATTTATTTTATTATAAAAAAACTAGGACATGCCTTTCCCAAACCACCTTCTTTTTCCATATTAGTCATGTGGTGACAACCTAAATTTTTATCAACTTTAATATTATTTTTTTCTACAAAAGTTTTAACTGCTTGAAAAACACCAACTTCTTTTCCTCTCCATATTCTTTTATCTGGGAAATAATCATGTCCGGACATTAGTCCACCTTCTTTTAATTTAGGCCACCAACAATTTAAATCTTCTAAAACTGAATCATAATCATGAGCTGCATCTAAATAAATAAAATCAAAGTAATTATCTGGGAATAATATTGATGATTCTTTAGAAAAACCTCTTATAATATCTACATTAGGATCAAATAAATATGTTTTTAATCTATCTATATAAAATACATCTAATTGAGCTTGGGGCCAATTCATATCATTTATCTCAGGTTTATCTTTTATTTCTCTATAAATGTCAACCCCATAAAATTTACCTTCTTTAAAAAAAGGATTTTTTAGAAAATTTTTTAAACCTTTACCTACAAACACTCCTACCTCAATACCATATTTACATTCTAATTTTTCTAGAGCTAGATGAATATCTGGTTTCCATTGTATTGTACTTTTGAGAATATCTATTTTTTGTTGTTTATTCATATTAAATCTTTTACTATATTAGTAAAGGTAGTATTATTATTTTTTATATCTTCTAAAGTTAAATTATCTAAATATTTTTTCCCACTACTTTCCCATAAATGATGAGAATAAGCATTATTAAATGTATGGTTTTGTTCAAATATCATTTCAACATGCGGTTGATGATATAAGGGCCAGAAAAATGCTTCATGATCTAAAATTGTTATTTCATTAGGTATTTGTTGGGCTAGCCACCAAGGATATTGTACTGAATGAGTACACCAAGTAGGACTACCTGGAGGGCCTCCTTTAAATGTATCTTTAAACCCCATTAACCATCTTTTTCCAAATTCTGAGTTTTTTGATGATAGTAAAACTGCAGGGCATAGTCCTTCACCCCCATTTACTCCCTGTTGACCCATTACAAACTTATTATTTAAAATTGAGTCAAAAGGTTTGATGAAAATAGTATCAGTATCAACATATATTCCTCCATGCTCAATTAATACTTGTAGTCTAATAACATCACTTTTATGAGCAGGTTGAGTAATAGGAATATTAAAAATTTCAGTTGGGGGTTCAACAAAATTTAATTTAACTAAAGGTTTTGTAAGCTCCCACCATTCACCCTCAGGTTCTTTATCTAACCATATATTTACTAATTCTGGGTTTAATCTAGAGGTACTTTTTACAGATAAATAATGATGTAACTTCCAAGGCCTTTCATTTATATAAACAAAATGAACTATATTAGGTATCATGGTAAGCAAATTAAATTATGACCTGAACCAGGTGCTATATTAAGATGAAATTCAATTTCATTTTTAATATTATCTATATCATTATTACAAGCATTCATATCATAAGCTTTATATCCTAAATCCTTAATAACTTTTAACAATTGATCTGTTTCTTCTGGTAATAATCCATCATATATTTCTGTTTGGATTATTGGTTTATTTATATTTATTATCTCTTTAAGTGTTGGAAGAATTTCTTTATCATGTCCTTCAGCATCTATTTTAATAAAACTAATATTACCCATATCACTTGAATGATATTTTTTAATAAAATCATTAATATTTACAGCACAAACATCTAAAGGTAATGTATGTCCTGTTACACCAATTCCTCTATCTAATACTGATGCATATCCCCCATTACATAATCCAGGATCTGAGTAATGAAATGTTAAATCATCTACTTTATCTGAACATGCTAAGTTGTAAGGAATAATGTTAGTATTTAACTCTGAATTTTTTTCTAGTACTTCAAATGTAGCAGGATTAGGTTCAAATGCAATTACTTTTTTAGCAAATAAACTATAAGCTACTGCCATATTTCCAGTTTGTGCCCCAATGTCTAATACTACTGAGTTAGGTTTAATTAATTTAGATGTATTATTTAATTCTTTTTCATTAAACAAACATTCTAATTCCCAATTACCCTGCCATGGATGTAACCATCTATGATAATTAATTTTTTGTGAGTTAACTTCTAAATTAATTTCATCAGTTCCATAATGATTATTTGTTTGTTTTAAATAATTTAAAACTGAAATTCTATATTCTTGTATTCTTTTTAAATCTATCATATAGTTTCATAAAATGCATTTTGCTTTTCTTGTCTTCCTATATCTTTTGGATGATATAATGCAAATTTTTCTTCTGCTGGTAAATTAGCAAATCTAGTATAGCCTTTTAACTGTTCATGTACTGGTTTTATCCAATATATTTCTTCTTTATTTCTATAAAGTCTCATTTGCCAATCAGGAAAATTTACCCATCCATCTTCATTTAATTTCCAACCCCATTTAGCAATATGTTCATCTGTAATGCCCGCTACTGTGTTTACTCTGGGGATCCAATAAGCTTCTATGTCAGAATTTGCTTCTAAAATAAAAGGCAATGCTTCTATTAAATATTCATTTGGTATTTCATCTGCATCTATTTGAAATATCCAATCCCCATCACATTGTGCATTTAGATTGTTTTTATATGATGCAAAATTTTTATTTAATGAATGTTCATGTAATTTATATTCATCTAAAGGTTTATTTTCAAATCTTTCACATATATTAATAACTTCTTCTGTTCCATTTTCTTTATCTACTTGAACTACAACTTGATCTTTTTCTCGTTTATGTTCAAATAAAAATGTTAATAATTTTTCTATTTCTTTATGCTCATTGCATACTGTTATTGCGTAACTTATTTTCATGTTTTCATATATATTTTATCATTAGTATCATAACGGCCTAAATGAACTTCTTCACAATCATTTTTATGTACCGCACATATGCTATCTGCATTACTGCCTGACATAAATCTGCATATATAATGACTATTATATTCATTTATAACTTCTAGTACATCACCGGATTTATACTTTGAATATTGATATTCTTTATTACTTTGATTTGTTTTTATAATCATTCTCCAACCAATTTAATAAACTTGTTTTAGGAGTCCAACCTAAATTTATTTCAGCTTTAGTAATATCTGCTAAAGTTTCAAATGGTTCTATTCTTTTTTCACCATAAACTTTTTCACCACCCATTGCGTCTGCTAACTCATTTATAGAATAATTTTTTCCACTTCCTATATTAAAAACACTACCATTTAATTTTCGTTTTTTAGTAGCTGCTCTGATATTAGCATTTACTATATCTTCTACATAAACAAAGTCTCTTCTTTGTTTCCCATCATTAACTATAGTACAAGGTTTACCTTGTTTTATTAATTCAGCAAATATAGGAATTACTAATTTATATGATCCTTCTTCATTCATTCTTTCACCATAAGCATTAAAGTATCGAAGAGATACAGTGTCTAAATTATAAACATTACTATACACTTTACATAATTCTTCACCATTTAATTTACTTAAAGCGTAAGGTGATAAAGGAGATATATTTTTCTTTTTTTCTGTTGTTGGGGTTATTAAAGCATTTCCATAAACAGAACTACTAGAACTAAATATAAATCTTTTAACACCTGATTTAGCACAAGCCGAAAGTAATTTAGTCATTCCATGTAAGTTATGATTTAAATATAAAGTGGGATTTTGAATTGATTCTTCAACTGATGTTTTTGCTGCTAAATGAAAAACATATTTAACTCCTTTTAAATAATTAATTAAATCTTCTATAGGAATTTTATTTAAATCTTCATTCCAATGATAAACTGCTGGGTTTATATTTTCTAATTTGCCTGTGGATAAATTATCAATTATACTAACTTGACACCCCATTTCAACAAATTTATCAGCTAAATGGGAACCTATAAAACCAGCTCCCCCTGTAATTAAAACTTTCATTTTTATAAATTTTTAAGGTAATACTCCAATATATGAAAGAGCTTCCATGTAATCTTTTTCTTCAAAATCTACCATATGTTCCATATCCATTCTCCACTCATAATATTCTCCAGGTTTACCAGGTATTGGGAATTTAATTTGTTCATCTTTAGAAACTTTAACTGCTTTAACAGCTGTCCACTTCCAATTATCTACCGTTTTCCCATTAGCAAATACCATACCTTGTTTATGTTGGTTTACTGTATTAGGCATCCAATACTGATCGTCTTTATCTTTAAATACTAAATCTTTATGTAATTCAGGAAGTGTTTCTAATTGTTGTTCCCAATATTCGTGCCCATCTTTCATCAATGTATTTGAAATAAAACCACACCCATAACAAGCGTAATTAGTTACATTCTCATTTACTTCTTGTTTATAGCAAGCATCTGATCCACACCTTTTACATATTATTAAATCATCCATTTTATGCTTTTTTTAATTTAGGTAATTCTAAATCTTTAGTAGATTTAGATAATTTTGATAATTTAGGTAATTTTAATTCTTCATTTGTTGGGAGATGTTTTATATTATTATCTAATATGTCAGATAATTTATTTTTCATATTTTCAAATGAAAAATTTGTTCTACTATAATATCCTTGTCTTTTAGCTTTAACAGACCAATCTTTATAACATTCAAATATATTGGTCATAAAATACCCAATTCCATTAATATCAGGAGAGTACCAATTTGATTCTTTTAAAATCATATCTTTTACATGTGCCGTAGGATGAACTGGAGTTAATTTTCCTGCTATTAATCCTGTAAATTCAGGTTTTAGGAAATCAACTTGACCAGACCAACCCGAAGCCATAATAGGTTTATTACAAAGACTAAATTCTAATAAAGGTCTTCCAAATCCTTCACCTTTAGTTAAACTAATCATTGCTTTTACTTTTGGATGGTTATATAATTCTGCCATTTCTTTATTAGTAAACTCTCCATGTAAAAGATATACAGAAGGATAATCTCCAGGACCTAATCCTTTTTTAATTTGATCAATTCTTCTTAAAATTTCTCTTCTATCCATATAACTACTACCTACCATAGAAGTTTTTAAAATTAATGCTGGTCTTTTTCTTTTATTTTTAAATAATTCATAAAAAGCTCTAATTGTAAGTCCAATATTTTTTCTATCTTGACCTAAATCACCTTGCATCCAATGTCCTACAACTAAATAAGCAAAATTTTCAGGTATGGAATTAATATCTTTTAGTAATTTTTTACTTTCTAATTCCGTTTCTGGTATAGGTCTATATAAGTCTAAATCTACTCCTTCTAGTAAAACTTCCATAGGTTTTTCTAACTTTAACTCTCCTAATCTTTGTCCTGTTTTTGGGTCATCTTTAAAAAATTTAGAATCTTCAAATACTTTTTTCGAATGATTTGATGATACTAAATTAATATCCATTCTATTACATCCTTCAATCCAAGAATTATGACATATTGTAGTTTCTATTCCAGCAGTTACACCTATATTGTAATGTCCTATGGGTGTAAACTCATTTGGTACTGTAATTTGGCACCAAATGTCTGGTTTTTCTGGTACTTGTCCTGGAGGAACATTCCATAAAACGTAATTTCTTAAAAACTCCCATTCAGGATTATTATCTATAAATCCAAAAGGTGTATTACCCCATCTTTGAGGTAAAACTTTAACATCATATTTATCTAACTCAATTACAGCTTTAACAAAATCTCTTGATCTTGCTCCATAACCTGAATATGTGTCTATAGGACAACTTATATAAAATTTATTTCTGTTTATCATATTAGTAAATTAATTTATGAGGTATAACTCTTGGTTCATAATCTGTGTCTTTTAAAAATTCGTATTTTTCTCTAGGTTGCCATGTTTCGAATAATTCATCCATATTATCCATAATTCTTTTTGACATTTTTTCAGAAGTAAAACCAGCTTCATCACCTAAAGCCCATTCTAAACCTTTTTTACCTATTTCTTTTCTTTTTTTATCTCCCATTTTATACAATTCATGCATTCTTTCTGCTACATCTTCATAAGTACAATGGTCTTCAAAAATATAAGGAGTCATTGGAGAACCCACTGAGCTTATTGCTTTTGAAAATACAGGTAATGCCCATTCTCCATGTTTTTTATATTTTCCTCTATGATTTGATGGAAAATCACTATCAAAATCTATCCAATTTCCATCTTCATCTTCAAATCTCATTTGGTCTTGCATTCCTCCTGTTACATTTGCTATAAATGGAGTTCCTGTTAGTAAAGATTCTGTTAATGCTAATCCCCAACCTTCAGCATTAGAATTTAAAACTACACCGTCAGCCATATTATATAACAAATTCATTTCTTCTGTTTTTAACTTTTGATCTGATATACGAATTTTACATGTACTTGGGGGACATGCATACTCTATTACTGCTGGTAGGTCTGTTCCAGGATCTGATACTACTTCTGTATGTAATACTAACATACATTTTGCTGCTTCTTCTTTTGATAACTTGTCTGTAAATAACCTCCAAGCAAAAATAGTATCAATTATACATTTTCTCCTAATATTTCTTGAATTAAATAATAATATAAAATTTGTATCATTTCCTAATGTTACTTGTTTTTTAAATTCAACTAAATGGTGGTTATCTTTTTCGAGAGGAGTAAAAATTTTATTATTTAACCCATGAGGAACATATTTTATAAGTTTATCTTTCCCAGCATCACCTAAAACCATTTTATTTATATTAACAGTTTGTTTAGAAATACCCATTAATAAATCACAAGATTCATAATATTCTTTATTATACATTGGAGCAGGTAAATCATCCCAAATATTAAGATATATAATAGGACATTTTTGTCTGATTTCATTTTCCATTTGAAACACCCACATAAAATATCTAGGATCTGTTATTAAAAATATAGCATCTGGTTTTTCTATTTTAATTACTTGTCTTAATACTTCTTGATTTCCATATCCATCAACAGGATATAAATTACAATAAGCATCATTAATGCCAAGAAAAGTATTTATTTCATTATCTATTTTTACAGCGTTACCTTTATCAGGATGTTGTACAGCTCCTGCTAATTGACACCAATTATAACGATGTGCTGTATTGAATATCATTTCTCTACCAATTTGAGCTACACCAGAGTGAACTCTAATATCATCAGTAATTAAAAGTATTTTTTTTCTATCTTTTGCTTTTATATAACCTTCTTTCATTTGTATTTTTTTTTATAGTTCTAAGTTATGGTGATTAGTTATTTGTTTTCTAAAATCTTCATCTGTAAGAAATAAATGTATAGCTCTATCTGCTAATTTTTGAAACGAAAATTTACGTCTTACACATTCAACTTTAAATTCTTCAAATAAATCACTTTTTATTTTAACACTTGTAAGTGTCATATCTTTTTTTGCACTCATATTAATTTTATTTATTTATATTTATCTATACATATATGCAGATTATAAACTTTTACCAACTGCGTTACATAATTCTTTATCTTCTTTAAATGGACAAAAAGTACAATTCCATTTAGAGGGTTTGGGGAAATATTTTTTATCTTTATATCCATTTTTATTAAAAACTGTTTCTATAAATTTATTTAATGATTTTGTCGCTTTATTTGTTTTATTTCTTCCTGAAGCTGGTCTAAATTCTTGTATTCTTTTTTGGGGATAATCCCCACCAACATAGACTTTTCTTCTTGTAATTAAAAATTCAATATCAATACTCTTTTCTGGGATACCAAACTGTTCTGAAAAGAATTTTTTATATAATATTAGTTGGAATTGTTTATCTTCATTTTTTTTCATTTTATCATTCCATCCTTTAGTACTTGTTTTTATATCAATAATTTTAAATGTATCTGTGGGTTCATGATATAATACAACATCTAAATAACCTTGATATATAACGTTTTTATACGCATTATTAGGTGTTATAACAATAGGAACTTCACATCCTACTAAATACCAACCTTTTTTACTAAAATAAGCAGAACGTTTTTTTGTAATAAAATTTAAAATTTCTTTTCCATCTTCATAAAATTCCCTTAATTCCTCACTTGAACTAAAATGTTGATTATTACTTTTTTTATATTGTTGAGCGTAATCTTCTCTTAATTTATTTTCAAATATTTCTAATATATTTTCTCTATCTGCTGCTGCACCACTTTGCTCATACATTACTGTTAAATAATGTTGTAAAGTTTCATGAATAGCATTCCCAAATACTGTGTGAATACTAGGAGAATAAATTTTGTGTCCGTCTCTATACTGTAGAGCCCACTTATGAGGACAACTGTTAAACATCGATAATTGAGAATAAGAAATATGGTTTTGATAACCATAATTTATTTCTTCACATTTATGATTTTGTATTTTTTTTACAATTGTAGGTGTTTTTCTTGCCAAAACTTATTTTTTCCATTTATTTCTAATAACTAATAAAGCAATAATACCATAATTAGCAATATCTATAAAACTATCTATTATTCCCTCTCCTTCTACGTAATTTTTTCCTGTTTTTAATAAATTTTTTAATCTATTAATTTTATCATTACAACGCAACCAAACTCCAGTTAATGATAATTTTTTATCTTCTTCATCTTCTAATGAAGAACCTAAAGCTATATTTCCTAAACCATAATCCATCATTTTTTTAGCAAATAAATCATATTGTTCATTTTGAATTTTTTTAAATTCTTTAGCTAATGTTGGGTATGTTTTTTCAAAATCTTTTATATGACTCATATTAATTTTAATAATTTTTTAACTTCTTTATCATCATTTCCTACATGTTTTAATATAGTTTCTATTTTATTTTTAGGCGATAATGTAATATAATTATCTGCCTCTTCAAAACTACACTCATAATATTTTGCTATAGGTTTTAATATTTCTTTAGGTCTTTTTTTTATTTTAGATTTAATGTATCTTAAAAACATTTTTTTCTTAGGTAACATTTCACAATAAAAATTATAAATACCTTTTTTATCCGTTGGGTGAAATTTTTGTGCTATATTAGCTATTTCAATATAATTTTGATTCATTGATACAAATCTATGTACCATATAAGCATTAAAATTGTCCCAAGCTTCTTCCTTAAATTTATTTGTGGGTGACTTAATAAAGGTTAATTCATTAAGCCACTCAAAAATATTTTTAGGCATCATGAAGTTGATCTTTTAATTCTTCTCTTAAATCTTCAGGGCAAGTTCCTCTTAAAATTTTCATCGTATCTGGATCGTAAAATACTGGTATTGGTAGTAGGGCGTCTTTGTCCGTTCCTGCTACAAATTTAGAAACTTTACGAAGTAATACTCCCTGTTGCCATAATTTTCCACCACTAGGTGTTTCAACTCCTGTTGTGTTTTTTAAGTCTACATTTGGTCCTTGTGGATTTTGTTGATCTTGTTGCATAATAATTAATTTTAAATAATTTGTGGTTTAATTGTTTCAATAATTTTAGACATTAAAGCCATACAATTGACTTCTTTGTCTATTCTAAAATTCGATTGGTATGAATATTCATTTATGTAATATGCTATCATACCTTCCTTTCCAGGAGCATATACATTACTGTTATCATATAGATAACGATAAAAACCTTCGAAGTCATTTACATTAGAATCTGTTATAATTTGTCTAATTGTTCTCCAATTTGGTTTTTTATTTTTTAATTCAGTAAGTACTTTATTCATGTAGTTACTTTCTACTAATGCTGTTGTATCTAAATTTAATTCATCATCTGTTGTAGATATTTGTATAGTATTAAGCATTTTACGTACATCAGGATAATTACTATCAACTACTGATATTACATCAGATGAGTCAAATGATATATCTTCTTTTATTAATACTTTTACTAAATGTTTTATTATATCTTCTTTAGAAGGTGGAACGATTTTTAATGTTTGACATCTACTTTGAATAGGATCAATTATACGTTCTACATAATTACAAGTTAATATAAATCTAGTTGAACGTGAAAATGTTTCAATTACATTTCTTAATGACGCTTGAGCCATTATAGTAAGGAAATCAGCTTCATCTAATATAACAACTTTTATACTTTTAAAGGAAGCAGTACTAGCAAAACCAGCTACTTTATCTCTAATAGTTTCAATACCTCTTTCATCAGAAGCATTAATATAAAGATAATCACAATTAATATTTTTAACAATTAATTTTGCTAATGTTGTTTTACCTGTTCCTGCTGGCCCATAAAACAATAAATTTTGTATATCATTTTGTTCTATGTATTTTTGAATAGTATTTTTAATACTTTTATTACCTATATAATTTTCTAATCTTGTAGGTCTGTATTTTTCAACTAATAAACTATGTTCTTTCATAACCTTAATATAATAACTTTTATTTAAAAATCCAACTTAAGCTCCTTGTTTAAAATCCCCATACATACCATATGTTTTTGGAGCTTCTGGTATGATTTCTTCCTCATGTGTTGCAATAGCGTATAATTTACTGTCTAAAGGTGCTAATCTAAATTCACATTTATTTCCAGTTGTTTGAAAAAATGCTTCTAATGCATCAGTTAATGATTCATGTACTACTTTTTTCTTATCATCTACTAGAATCCACTTGTCTCCAGGTGGTACTCTAGTAGCAATAAGTTTATTATGTTCTGTTATCTTTGTACTCATATTACATTCCCATCATTGGATTAATATTTGTTTCATTTTCTTCTTTAGGTTCATTTACTACTACACATTCAGTAAGTAATACTGTTCCTGCTACTGCAGCTGCATTTTCTAATGCAATTCTAGCTACTTTAGTTGGATCAATAATACCTTTTTCTTTAAAGTTAATTATACCTCCCTCTTTTACATCAACACCATTCCAAACTTCTCCATTTAAACCTACTTTTTTAATTCTTTCATTATCCCACCCAGCATTTGTAAGTATTTGTTCAAATGGTTTACCACATGCGTCATAAACAATGTGTGAACCTATATTATCATATGGAGATTCCATACAAGCTTCTCGAGCACGCAATAAAGCTGTTCCTCCCCCAGGAATGATTCCTTCTTCGATTGCTGCTTTAGTAGCATGTAAGGCATCTTCAACTCTATCTTTTTTTTCATTCATTTCAACTTCACTAAATCCTCCTACATGAATAATAGCTACTCCTCCTGCTAATTTAGCTAATCTTTCTTGCAATTTTTCTGCTTCAAAAGGTGTTGTTGATTTATCTATTTGGTGTTGAATTTCACTCATTCTAGTTTCAACATCATCTTCTTTTCCTTTACCATCTATAATTGTTGTTTTTTCTTTTGAAATAGTTACAGTACGAGCTTGACCAAACCACTCCCAAGAGAATTTATCAAGTTTCATCCCTTTATCTTTATCAAAAACTTGTCCACCTGTTATAGTAGCTATATCTTCTAATATTAATTTTCGTCTTTCACCAAAATCAGGTGCTTTTACAGCACAAACTTTAATAGTACCTCTAGCTTTATTAACAATAAGTGTAGCTAAAGCTTCACTATCTACATCTTCTGCTATTATAAGTAAAGATTTATTAGTATTAGATACTGCTTCTAAAATAGGTAATAACTCTTTAACTTGGGTTAGTTTTTGATTTAAAACTAAGACATAAGGATCTTCTAAAGTACAAGTCATAGTATTATTATTAGTAACAAAATAATGAGACTTATAACCTCTATCAAATTGTAAACCCTCAACAGTTTCTAAATAAGTTTCTCCTGTTTTAGATTCTTCAATATGAACAACACCATCATGGCCTACTTTATCTAAAGCTGTCGAAATTAAATTACCAATTTCAGGATCATTATTTGCTGAAATTGTTGCTATTTGATTTATTTGTTCTTCATCTGATATATCTTCTGATATTTCTTCTTTAAGGTATCTAGTTATTTCTTTAACAGATTTATCTATATCTCTTTTAATTTGAACTGCATTTTCACCTAAAGCTAAATGTGATAAACCATTTTTAATCATTTCTCTAGCTAATAAAGTAGATGTTGTAGTACCATCTCCTGCTTTATCTGCTGTTTTTACAGACGCTTCCCTAACTAAATCAACTCCTAAATTTTCAACTGGGTCTGATGATGCGATATGTTTTGCTACTGTAACTCCATCTTTAGTTGATTGGGGTGATTCCCCATTACTTTTTTCTATAACTACATTTCTCCCATTAGGACCTAATGTTGAAACTACAGCATCAGCTAATAAGTTAATACCTTTTACTAATTGTTCCCTTCCTTCGGAACCAAATTCTATAATTTTACTCATTTTTTAAGATTTTATTTTTGCTAATAATTGATTTTCGGGACCTACATAATATTCTTCTCCATCATGTTCTAATTTAGTAAATCCTTGAGTAGGTAATATTACTATTTCACCTACTTTAGTTGAAGTTTCAATAAAAGTTCCTGATATTGTATGTACCCCAGGACCTACTGCTACTACTTCTCCATGCTCATTTTTGTCTTTTCCCATATCAGGGACTACTATTGAACCATATTTTTCTTCTTCTGCTTCAATAGGTTTAACAATAACTGCGTTAAATAATGCTTCTAATTTCATAATTGATTAAATTCTGTTAATTTTTCTAAATCTGTTCTTATTTTATTCCATTCATTAATATACTCTTCTATAGAATTATATTTTTTATCTACTACATTTAATTTAGCTTTCATAATAGCTCTAAGAGCAGAGCCGAAATCTGAATAATGTCCTAAAGGTTTTGTATATTCTTCACCTCCATTTCCATTTTGTGTATATTTTGGATCTGGGGTTATTTTCTCATATGCTGTGTAGCAATGGGAATCTTTTCCTATATAATAGGGTTCTAATTGAGGATCATTTATAATTGTCATATAACTTTATTTTTAATTAATATAAACTTTTTTATTTAAAAAACCAACCTTAGGGCGAACTTAGGTTAGTTAATTTTTAAAACTTTTGGCTTTGCTTCATCTGCAAATGGGACTGATACTATCAATAACCCATCATAAAAATTAGCTTTTGCCTTACTTAAATTGAACTTCGTTCCTACTTTATATCCTAAATGAAAGGAACGCTTTGCAATCCCTTTATGTATATAATTTCGGGATTGAGGATCAGGAGTTTTCTCCTTATCATAATTAAAGACAATCATATCACCTTCAAGTTTGATTTCGATGGCTTCTTTAGGAATACCTGTGCAAGCTAACTCAAAAGTTAAACCTGAATCGTCTTCATAAATGTCTATTGGAAATTGTTGTTTAGCGTCCACTGCTGGGACAAATGTTTGATTTGTGTCGAAAAAATTTCGAAATAATAGATCAAATGGATGTAATGATCTTTCTAAAAATTGTGTACTCATATCACTTTAAATTTATGCTGTCGTTAAGATCAGCTCGTTAATAATTAATATAAAAAACTTACGCCCTAAGGTCAATTTATTATACATATGTTGAATCTTCTTTTCTTACCATATAATAAACAGAATTTATATCTTCAGTAGTAAATTCTAATTTCATAAATCCTTCTTCAGATATTGAAATTTTACCTGATTCTAAATCTTTATTAGAATTTAATATTTCTTTAAATAAATCAGAGTTAAATGGTAATTTTATATCTTGCCCAATTGTTATTTCTTCTGCAATAGTATATCTAATTTTATTTGAATAATTTCCTATATCCCCAAATGAAAATTCTACTACTTTACCTCTATCTTCATCTTCAATAGTAGTAATCATCATATCACTTATACCAGACAATGCATTTTTTGCTTTAATTAAATTATCTACAACTTCAGAATTTAAATCAATTATAACATCATAATTTTCAGGAAAATTAATTGTTCCTCTTTTAGGAATTAATAATGAATCTGCTAAATTATAAGCTACATTAAATGAAGAATCTTCAATATAAAGTTTAGAATATACTTTATGATTTTTTTCTAAAGTTAACAATAAATCTCCATTTGTAACTGATATAAGTTTATTTAGTTGACTTGTATCAAATATAGCTAATTCACTATCTTCAACTGGTGAGTGTTTACATTCAATATCCCCAGCTAAATCTTTATTATCAGACACAAAACATATATCTAATTTACCATTTTCAGTAACCCATTTTACAGATTGGGTTAAACCATTTAAATGATATTTTGAAATTATTGATTGTAACTTTTGTTTATTTATCATATTTAAAAATTAAAAAACTTTTGTTTGTAAGGATTTAAATTTAATTGCCATTCTAAATCATTATAAAATCCTTCTAATTTATTTAATAATATACTTTCAAATGCTTTTTCTCTATCAGCATATTCATCCATGAATATACGAATTTTTTCGGGAATATCCCAACTTAAGAAAGCAATAGATTCAATTTTATATGGATTATCTTTTAAATAAATCCATTTTATTTTACTACCTTGTGTAATATAATTATGTTTATTATTTAATTTCCAAAATCTAAGTAAATCATTATAAACTATAGATGCTTTAACTGCTGCTGGTGCTCCTTTACCAATAGTAGAAAATATTTCTCCACCATGAGCTTTACGTTCTGTGTATTTATTTAATTTTTTTACTGCTTGAGGATTACCTATTTCTTCTAATGGTATTTCTTTATTTAATATTCTTTTTTTAAATTCTAGTAATTGTTTATCTATTTCTATTTTAGGAACTCCCTTTAAAACTTGTTCTAAACAACTTTTAAAAAATTTACCAAATACTGGAGGAAAATTAGCTTTTTTAAATTCTAAACCTTTAATATCAAGTGTTTCTTTTTTAATACCTTCTTGTTTAGTAATCCATTGAGCATATCTTCTAGTAGCTCTAAAATAAGCTGATCTTATTACACATTCAGTTTTCATTTCTAATCTATGTGAATTAACATTAAAACATTCTCTAGCTAATCTATCATAATCTTCTGTTATAATGTCTTGGTATTTAAGTGCTTCTTTTTCTAATACTTCATCTTTTTTTTCTTCTGACATTTCGTTAAAATTAGGATATAAATGTCTTAATAAAGGTTCTGCATTAAAATAATTAGAGTCAGTATCTACATAAGCACAATAATTTGTATCATCAGGATCACAAATCCACCAAGGTGTATCTTCTAAATGTTTCATAAACAACTTAAATATCTTTCACCCCTATCACAAAGGATGGTTATTGCTTCTTTTTTATTATTATCTCTTAACCACTGAAATGCTGCAAATACATTGGCCCCCGCACTTATTCCTACAAATAACCCATATCTTAAAGTTAAATATTTTGCAACTGCTTTTGCACATTCAGTTTTTACTATTTTAATTTCATCTACAAAATCCAAATCTACTAAAAATTTACTACCATCTCCTATGCCTTGAATCCCATGTAAACCTACTTCACCTCCACTCATAACAGCACTTTCAGCTGGTTCAATTGCTACTATTTTTATATCTTGAAATTTTTCTTTTAAATATTTTCCTGCTCCCATTAATGTCCCTCCTGTTCCTGTTCCTAATATAAAAGTTGCGGGTTCATCTGTTCTTTTATATGCTCCTCTAATATTAGGTAATACCCATTGTTGATAAATTTCAGGTCCAGTATTTCTGTAATGTGCTTCAATATTTAAGGGATGATGAAATTGATTACAATTATACCATCCTTTCGCTAAACATAAATCATCTCTCATCTCTATAGCCCCATCAAAATCTCCTTCTCCTACTTGAATTAATTCAGCACCATAAAGTTTCATCATTGTTTTACGTTCTTCAGACATATTAGAAGGCATAATAATTTTCATTTTATAACCTCTTTCTGCTGCTAGCATAGCAAAAGCTATTCCCGTGTTACCTGATGTTGCTTCACATAATGTATCTCCTTTTTTTATTAATCCTCTATATTCTGCATCATCTAATACATAAGTTGCCATTCTATCTTTAACTGATCCCCCAGGATTCATAAATTCAGCTTTACCCCATACAGTATAACCCCCAAATTTAATTGGAATTAAAGGTGTATTTCCTACGTAACTACTTAATTTCATTTCTTATAACTTTATTCATATGTCTATTAGCACATAAAGCACTTTCTTGTATAATTCGTTGACCACTTAAAGTAATCGCTTCAGATAAAATTACATTACCATATCTAAATGATCCTAATGCTGTAGCACCATATAATGAATTTAATAAAATTTTCATTGTATATTGTTTCATATGAAAAGCCGCACCTAATTCTTCATTACCTGATTTGTATGCTTCTTTCATTTTATTTTTATATTCAACTCTTTCATCAAACCATTTATCTAAAATAGTTGCTAATACAGAACGACGATTTGTATTAAACATAACACCATTTGCAGATATAGCCCAATTATTATTTTCTATAAATCCTATTAAATCTTTAACTTTAACTTTAGTACGTTTACGTTTAGAATTTTCTATTAATAATTCTTCAGATGGAT